GCGGTCGGTGAAGCGCATCGGGTTGTTGTTCACCGCCAGAATCACCGCCGGGATATGGGTCGAGTAGGCGTCGCGGTATTTCGGGTCAACGGACACCGCATCGCCGCCGGTAATCGCCTTGATGCCTGCGCCGTCGCCGCTCCACTTCTCCTGGTCGGGCAGGCGGATGAGCGAATAGCCGATGACCGACGCGCGCTCGCGCGAGGATTCCAGCGTCTCGATGGTGGCCGACACGGCGTTGTCCGTTCCCGCCAGCATGGTGGCGATTTCCGCCATGATGCTCTTGCCGCTGCCGCCGGGGCCGGTGACCTCCAGAAACAGCTGCCAGTCGTAGCGGTTTGCCAGCACCATGAACAGCGCCGCCAGAATCACGTCCCGCTTCTCTGCACTGCGCCCGGCGGCGCGGTCGAGCCACTGCCAGAAGTGCGGCGCGTGACGCTCCAGCGTTTCGCCGGGCACGGGGCGGGTGTAGTCCACGTCGCTTACGGTGCGCAGCCAGTTCTCGCGCCGGTGCGGGCTGAAGGTGCCGCTGCGGGTGTCGAGCACGCCGTTGCGGAATCCGATGAGCTGTCGCTGCGGCGCGGCCTGCTGGGGCAGCATCAGCTTCAGCGTTTCCACCACGCCCGCCACCTTGCCCGCCGAGAACGGGGCGCGCAGGCGCTGAAAAAGCTTCGCCACGTCGCGCCCGAACTGGTTGCCGGAAATCACCTTCCACGCCCCGGCCTCATAGCGGCAGAGGATTTCGCCGCTGGCGTCCACCGCCAGATTGCGCCCGTAGTGCTCTGCGACGCGCTCCGCCTTCTCGCTGGCGCTCATGGCCGTAAACTCGGCCTCGCTCATGGTGTCGAACGGGCTGGCGGCGGGCGGGGCTGAGGCTTCGCGCAGCGCCTGCCGGGTGGCGTCCTCACCGTGCGCGGTGAAGGCGTCGTTCCAGTCGCCGAACACCGGCGGCAGGGCAACCGTGGCGTTGCAGGCTGCGGCGGCGTGCCGGGCCTTACGCTGGCCGTCGCCGTTCAGGTCGCGGTCGGCGGCAATCACCAGCGGCAGCGTCGGGTGCTTTTCACGGACGAGGCCGGCCAGGGAAAGAAGGTTCACGGACGACAGGGCAACCCACACCGCGTCCCCCGTCAGCACGTGCACGGTCAGCCCGGTGGCGTAGCCCTCGGTGAGCCAGATGCGCTTTGGCGTGCCTTTACCGCTCAGGACGTGACAGGCGCCTTTCACCTGGCCGCCTTTAAGCGTGCGCTTGTCACCGGCGGCGTTTATCAGCTGGACGTTAACCAGCGCGCCCTCCGCGTCGTGCAGAGGTATCACCAGGTCGCCGGGGCGGTAATTGGTGAGCGCCACCTTGTGCGGCTTCGTGAGCGTCAGGCAGGCCTGCTCCGGCAGCCCCTTACGGGACAGGTAGGCGTTGCCGGTGACTGCCTTCGCGCTGCTCACCAGCTGCTGCGCCAGCGCGGCGGCGGCCGTGCGTGCGGCCTCGTCGTCCGGCTCAGCCGGTGCGGCTTCCGTCACCGGCGGCAGGTTGCCGGTGAGGTCGTTCACGCGCGCGGCGGCTCCGGTCAGGCTGACGCCCAGCGCCTTCTGCACCAGGTCCATGCCGTCACCGGCCCCGCACTGGTTGCAGAACCACGTCCCGCGCCCCTCTTTGTCGTCAAAGCGGAAGCGGTCTTTGCCCCCGCACACCGGGCACGCCGTGTGCCGGTTCTTCACCACCTTCACGCCCAGCGCGGGCAGGATGCGGGGCCACTGGCCCCGCGCGGCGCTGGCCGCGTCTGATACGGTCATTTTCATTGCGTTTTCCCTCAGTGCAGCGGCGGCGCGTCGTGGATGCGCCCGCAGAGTTCGTCCATCACCACCTGGCCTAAAAAGCTCAGGCACGGGGCGGCCTTCAGCGGCCCGGCGGTCAGCAGGTCGTCGAGCAGCGCACAGGCAATCTCCAGCCCGCGCACGCGGCCGTGCTGGCGCAGGTAGAAGCCTTCCAGCTCGGTTTCAATGGCGCGCTCCAGGCGGGCCAGCGTCAGGCCGCAGTGGCGCTGCTGCTCACGACACAGGGTGAGCCAGGCGCAGGCCACGGCGCGGCGTGACAGCGCGGCGCGCAGCTCCGGGGACAGGGTGCGGGCGTTCATGCGCTCACCTCCCCGTTCATCCAGCCGTCGCGGCAGCGGGTCACCACGTCGTCCAGCTGGCCGGTGATGAGAAACAGCAGCGAGGCCAGCTGTTCGCTGTCGGCAGGCTCCGGCGGGGTGCAGCAGTCTCGCAGGGCCGCCGCGTCACAGGCCAGACGCCCGGCGTTACGCAGGTGCTCCAGGCGGGCGAGGTCGTCAAGGGTAATGGTGGCGTGATTCATGCGCGCACCTCCGTGACCGGCAGGCGGGCAGCAAAGGCCAGCACGTAATCGCGGGCCAGCAGCTGGCGGGCGGCGCGTTCGGTGGCGGCGGTGGCGCGCAGCATCTGCACGCGGGCATGGCGCTCACAGCGGCGCACGGCGGCAAACACAAAGACAAATTCTGAATGCGGGGAATTAAGGACGGTAGCCATTAGGGCAGTCTCCAATGTTAGTAGCATACAGCTACCACCGGAAACGCCAATTTCACTGGTGGTAGCCCAGACGGGGTTGGCGTAACCGGCAACATTGGAAACCGGCGCTTCGTGAGAAGCCCCCGCCTGAGCCACCATTACACGGACGGCACAACGGATACAGGACCGTCGCCCGAAAAATGGGTGCATCAGGGCACAGACACAAAAAAAGACGCAAGGCGCGTCTGGTGTCGCCAACGTTGTATTCAGGACGCCAATCCCGGCTGCCGATTTTGCGACAGCAGAAATACTGTACCAGGGAAGGCCCCCGGCGCGCAAGCCGGGGAAAGCAAAGAAATGCAGCATGACGGACAGTCTCAGCGGTGGGTAAAGGTCATGCCGCACGGCCCTGACCGCGGGCGGCGATGCGTTCGTTCATCCAGGCGTTCACCTCGCTGGCCGCCCACGCGACGTTCTTGCCGCCCAGGGAAATCTGCGCGGGAAAGGCGTCACGGCTGATGAGGTCGTAAATCGTCGAGCGGGACAGGCCACAGACGTGAATGACCTCCGGCAGGCGCATGAAACGCTCCTGAACCGGCGGCGCGTAAGGGGCTGACGGAGCCGCCGGGGCGGAGGGTGGTGCGGTTAAAGCAGTGTGCATGGGCTACCTCTTGTTGATTCCATACAAAGCCGGGCGGGTGCGTCCGGCATCGGGCAGCTCTTTATTCTGAGCATTTTTCTGCTCCGTTCAACAGGTAAAATAAGCCTTTGTGGACTCAGAAAACCTTGCAAATTCAGTCTGGTGCAACGGGGTGCTATATAGTGGCAAATAGTGACATAGTGAAAAATGGAAGAAACTTAAGGAAATAAATTCAGTGTTATTTATTTCTTATTGTTCTTAAAAGTCCTGTTTCCTCAAAATCGTAAGGGTGAAGGATGGTGAACGGTGGGTGAAGGATGTTTTTTCAACTCTTCACCCTCTAATTTACTGTATTACTTATCTTTTTCTTTCTGGTGAAGAATAGTGAAGGATTTATATAAAACTAAAAGCTGAATTAGGGGTTCGTGAGACCTTTCCCTGGCTGGCCAGAAGAAGGGCTTTTTGTCTGAGCCGTCACACAATGTCATCCGGTGGCACTGCCTGTGCCAGCCCCGGCACAATTGACTGACTGAAAACGACCACACAGGAAGCCGACATGACCGACACCGCTTTATCCCTTCCCGCCGCCACGCAGGCCGCGCTTGATAAGGTCAGCACCGCAAAGGCGGCATGGCTTGAGGCCCGCCGCGTGCAGGCCGCCGCCGCTGAAAATGCCGAAACCATCCGCCAGCGCCGTGCGGAAACCGAAGCCACCGCAAACGCGCAGAACGACGAGTGGCGCGCCCTGTTCCGCGACAGCAGCGGAGCCATGACGCCGGAAATGCGCGCGCTGCGTACCGAAATCGCACTCAACCGCGAGACGCTGGAGGAGTTCGACGCGCTGCTGGCCTCCCACGCCGAAGAAACGGCCTGCCTGCCGTTTGAGACCGCCGACCGGGCGCAGGAGTACATCAGCGCCCACAACAGCCTGGTGGAGCTGCGCGCCATGCAGCTCTGGCAGGACTTCATGCGTGACCACGGCCAGCCGCTGATTCAGACGCTGAGCCTGCTGCACATCACCCTAGGCCGTCAGGCCGCGCTGGTCACCGGCGTGGTGGACTCCGTGAACGACCCCGACAGCGTGCTGAAAAACTTCATCAAGCGCCACATCACTGAACCGGCCGTTTCCGGTGAGGCCATGCCCGACAGTGACCCGGTGTTCCGCCTGTGCGGCGTATCTCCCGACGCCACCGCCAGGGCTGACGCGGGCCGCACCCTGTCACCGGCCGCCCGTCACAAGGCCAGAATCCGCCTGGAGTTAAAACAGAAGGAAAGCCGCTGATGGCCCTGAAATGTCCCGAATGCGGGCAGGTGGCCCACACCCGCACCAGCGCCTACGAGGCACCGTCCGTCAAGCGCACCTGGTATCAGTGCCAGAACCTCGACTGCTCCTGCACGTTCACTGCGCTGGAGAGCGTCGAGAAAATCATCATGAAGCCGAACAGGCCCGTGGCGGCAGAGCCGGAGCCGGAAAATAATGCGCCGGTGCGCCAGCCGCAGACGCTGGGCCGCTACGGCTCCGCCTGCACCCGTAAAGACCGCCACGCGCAGCCCTGACAGAGAGGAAAAGACATGACACAGAAGCAGATGACCGACGAAGAGATTAAGGCAACCGGCCGGTACGTGGGCCAGCTTGTGGCACGGAGTCAGAAGCCGCTTAAGGATGCGGGCTGGCTCATGAAGCTTCCCGAAGATGAGTTAGCAGAACAGAGCGCCGCGCTGGCGAAAAGCCTTCCTGCTGGCTGGCTGCCCCGTATTCAGGAACTCCAGAAAAAAATGATGGAATGGCTGGAGGCCAAAAAGGCCGAAGCCGCCGCCAGGGAGAGCGTTGAGGCGCTGCGCCAGAGCCAGGCACAGACGGAGCAGGCAGGCCAGGACAACCGGGCGCGCTTTCGTGAGCTGCTGGAGCAGAACGGCGGCACCGTCACGCCGGAGATGAAGGCGCTGCGTGCGGAGTATCTGGAGCAGCAGGAAACGGCGACCGAGCTGGCCGGACTGATTACCCAGAGGGAAAAGCAGCTGCCGGGGCTGGCCGACGTGACCGGGCAAAAGGCCCACGCCTACATCACCTGCCATGAGCGCATTATGGACGAGCGCATTGATGCGCTCATTGATGAATTCTTTCTCTTCCACGCCATTGAGCTGACCAGCCTGCTCAGAATGAAGTACAGCCAGTTTGAGCGGTATGGCTCACCCCATGCGCCGGGTGTTCTTGAAGGGGCAAACGATGCAGACACGCTGTACCGTGGATATATCATGAATCTGATGCTGAGCTGGACGAACACAAAGCTGCCGCTGATGTTCCGTGATGATGTTATCAGCCTTGCAGGCCCGTACCCTTTCAGGGGTGCCGGAACTGACCGGCGTAAGCGTAAACGGTTCCCCGGCCAGAAATAACATCCCACAGCCCGGCACCTGCCGGGCTTTTTTACGTCTGCTGTGCGAGTGCATGTCTATGCTGCATGAAAACGCATGAGTCACAGGCACCCAGACACGGCAGCAAAGGCCAGCAGCGGCGCGGCCCGGAACCACTCATGCAGGTGCATGAAAACCGCTACATGAAGTGCGCAGGCGTGGCGGGGCTACGAGCGCGCGCAAGAGGTTTTATACACTGAGATCACTTACTTTAGAATATGAAAGGACTTCTTCAAGAGACCATTTGGTTAGGCAACTTCGACTGATGCTACGAACTTAATGATTGCTTCCAGAGATGCAACTCATTGAAGTCTTCCCATACCAAGGGGTATCGAGGCCGGGAGCAAGGAGGTATAAACATATTGGTATAATCACCTAAGTTGCCATCGAACATCTCCTTGAAACTAAAAATTTTGAATCATAACCTTACACACTCTAGTTCTGATATGTTTTGTTGAAGTATTAGCACATCACAGTGGCAAACTGCTGCACTTAAGTTTTGTAGGAATTGACTCGTTCCAAGCTGGCAACAACTGTATAAAAATCACAACAAGAACTTGATTGATTTATTTCCGTTGCAACGCAACAACTTTGATTATATCTTCAATACATTGTCAAACACCGTCACTTTTTATAAACAAGCTTATTGCAAAGCAACACTTAACCTCAGGAAATGACATGGAAATATTAGAAGTTGACTCTCCAGAATTTAAGAACATATTAACATCGTGCTTGTCAGGTGCAGGGATCACCCCAGTAATTGGCGCAGGGTTTTCAAGAGGAAGCGAATCCTTTCGTGGTAAAGTACCAGATGGAAATACCTTGATTGAAATCATGTTGCGAACGCTAAAGAAAGCAAACCTGCTTGAATCAGGAAAACTTGAAAAAATAAAAGACATGGGATTCAAAACCATATCAAGGTATTATCTAAATGAAAAATATGTACCTAGAGATTTTTTTGTCGAAGATATCAGGAATAATTTCACCCAAGTAAACATATCTGGCGTAAGAAGAACTTTTTTAAAGCAAAAATGGAAATTTATCTACACCTTAAATATTGATGATGGCATTGAGCGAGCAAATCTAAATCTAACAAAAGTCCTGCCATATAAAGAACTCGATAAGAAATCCCAAGACATTAACTTGTTATACAAAGTACATGGCTGTGCAAATGAGGAAACACTCTATAAAGAAGAAAGCAGTCTGATATTTTCAGAAAGCCAATACATTAGAAGTTTAATAAAAAATGAACATATATTAACAGCACTCAAAAATGACATTCTCGAAAGCAACCTTTTATATCTTGGTTGTAGTCTAGATAGAGAGCTCGACATCATGTATGCAGTATCGGGAGTAACCGAAGACAAATTAATAAACTCTAAACGCATTTATGTTACTAAAAATTCCTTAGAGGATGTTGATGTAGATGTTTTAGAAGAGTATGGAATCAATGTCATATGTAAGCTGAATGACTACGATGACATTTATCATCTAGTAAATGAATGCTTTGCTCTGGCCGACTCTAATAACGGGGCGTCGCTTAAAACATACCAATCAGAGAGTATTCATACGATTGAAAGCGACAAAAACCTTAACATTAAATATATGTTACAAGGCGAAGGTGATGACAGTGATAACCTTAAATACTTTTCCCTCCCATCATATACAATTGAAAGGACTCGCGTAAAAGAAATTTCAAATGGCATTGCAGAAAATAGCGTAATTATAATTAAAGGAAGAAGGTTCTCTGGGAAATCTCTCCTATTAAAACACTTAGCGACCAAAATAAAAAACAGAAAAAGTTATTTCTTCCCATCCGTCACATCATTAAATACTGATGATATAAAAAGAATGTGCTCTATAAAAAATTCAATTTATTTCATTGACAGCAATGTGATTACATATCAAGAAGCTTCAGTTATAAGGAACTCACTCACGCAACTATCCAAGCTAAACACATCTTTTGTAATTGCATGTAATTCTACAGAAGTTGATATAGCCAACACATTCTCTACTTTTGATAGTGAGAACAATTTTTTCGAATTATCTAATTTTCTTAACAGTGGGGAACTACTATCTATAAACAAAAACCTTACTTCATTGGGGATTGTTGAATGGAAAGATAAAACTAACATTCTTGAAAGCACATTCAGGACTGCGAACACCTACACTCAAATCAAACAAAAAATTTACATTAAGAAAAAATGTACCGAAACGGAATTCAAATGCCTGATTTTGCTTGCTGTAATTGACAAAGTCTACATATCATTAAGCAGATTAATTAACATCGGAAATAAAGAAGCCAGGGAAATTTCCGTAAAGTTTTCTCCGATAATCGAAATAATGCCAACAAACGAATTAGAGGCAAACCATAAATCTCGATTCAAAATAGTTTCAAACTCAAGGTCTTGGCTGCTGGAAACAATTAATGAACAGTTTATAAACTCAGGATCTTCCTCTACAAACGATATTATGTTGGATGTAATAAAGATATTACTTAGAAATAAGCAGTACGAAGACATTGGCAAGAAGTTAATAATGTTTGACACGATTAACCTTCTCTTCTCAAGGAAGAAAGGTGCAGGCAGATTTATATTGAAATTATACGAGGATTTACAGCCCATACTCAGTCATGAACCAGACTATTGGTTGCAAAGAGCAAAAGCAATGGGTAAAGTTTTAAAAGGCGAGCGTAACCTACGTGATGCAATCGACTTTGCAAAAAAAGCATTTGAAGATGGAAAGAGAGATAAAACGGTTCTAAATGCCGAATTCACTTTGGCAAATTTACACGGTAAAATTTGCGAGAACACTAATTATACTGATAAAACCCTCATCAGTGATGCATTATATTGGTATAACTCTGCCATTAAGAATAATGATTATAACCCTAAATACATTAATTCAATGTTAGAGAACACGCATGGAAAAAGAGGGTACTTGTATAATTTATGCAGCAACATTATGAAATTGGATATGAAGCTATCAAGTGAAGAGATCTTAATGTTCAATAAAATTAGGCAATTTATTGCTGCCAAATAAAAGATAGCGAGGCGTAAAAGCCTCGCTGTTTTATTACTTTTCTTTCGCAATCTTTGCATAGTCAAATGGTGATACAATCCCTTTATAGTTCTCATCTAAGAAATCGGCCCACCACTGAATCATTAATCTCCGCTCATCTAAATGCTCGGATGTATGAATGTAAGCCGCACGCACACTGTTGCGTTCTGAATGACTCATCTGTCGTTCTATTGCATCTTCACTCCATAACCCCGACTCACCTAAAGCACCACGAGCCATCGTTCTAAATCCATGCCCACAAACTTCTGTTTTAGTGTCATAGCCCATAGCACGTAACGCATTGTTGACTGTGTTTTCGCTCATTACCTTTTTAGAATCGTGATCACCGGGAAATAAGCGTGGATTGTCACCGCTAAGTTGTTTTAGCTGCTCTATTAAAACCAGTGCCTGACGGCTTAATGGAACGATATGGTCTTCTTTCATCTTCATACCACGATGTGAATAGCGAACCCCATCAATCTCTTCACGCCTTGCAGGAATTCTCCAGTAAGCCTTGCCAAAATCGAATTCATCCCATCTTGCGAAGCGAAGCTCGCTTGAACGCACAAAGGTTAGCAGGGAAAGTTCGACAGCTATGCGTGTTATAGCACGACCACGATATGCACGAAGACGCTCCAACAATTCAGGGAACCGGCCGAAAGGCAACGCAGGATAGTGACGAGCTTTGGTGGAAGATAAGGCTCCAGCCATATCTATAGCGGGGTTAGACTCGATGTAATCATTTTGTACAGCGTAACGCATAATGGCTGTAACACGTTGCTGAAGGCGCTGTGAAACGTCATGCTTACCACTACTATCAACCTTTTTAATCGGGGCTAATAGATTGCTAGTTTTTAGCTGGCGAATATCAGACGAGCCAATAAATGGGAAGATATACAACTCAAGATAACGAAGAACGCGCGATCGGTGGTCTTCACTCCAGCGTTTGTTGCTCGCGTGCCACTCACGGGCAATTGTCTCAAAGGTATAAGCTCCAGCATTTTCTGCCTCGGCTTCCTTTTGTTCAGCTTTTGGATCGATCCCCTGCCTCAACAGCTTTTTCGCTTCATCACGTTTGGCCCTTGCTTCAGCGAGAGTGACTGTCGGCCAGACACCAAATGCCAGTCGATCTTCTTTTTTATCAGAAGGACGCCTGTATTTCATGCGCCAGTATTTAGAACCTTTTGCCGAAACCTCGAGATACAAACCGCCGCCATCGGCCATTTTATAGGTTTTGTCTTTTGGCTTTGCGGTCTCTACCTGTCTGGCATTGAGCTTCAT